GCAGGCACCTCAGCCTGAATGAATGTCCAGGTGACGAAGGATGCACACCAGGCAGCGCCTTTGGTAAAGCCGCAGGTCTTCAGGTAAGCTTCCACTTGCACACCATCGTTGTGGCCGGTGGCTTCGCGCACGCCGAGCTGTGAGGTGTAGACCGCAGAAACTTTTTCGATGATGACCTTTCGGTCGCGCGTTGACTGATCTACAGGATCAGCCCGCAGAGTGCCAAGCCCAATAAATAATAGGCCAAGACACACAATGAAATTACGCATTGTTGTAGGGGGGTTAGGGTTGAAAAATTAGAATCGAAACTTTCAGATAGAAACTGAAATACTTTAGGGAACTGTACCCGGCACAAGAGCCATGCGCTGAAGCTGAAGGCACAGAACGCAGTGAGAGCAAAGATGATTTTTTGAAACACGGCCACATCATAGGTGGCGGCGGTCTGGTCGAGGAAGTGAATCACGACGATCGAGATCACCCACAAAACAATCGACACCGGGCCGAGGATCAACTCATTCCAGGTCTGAAAAAATTTAATCACCAGGGAGAAAAGGTTCTTTATTTTTTCCATATCGATTTCAAAAGCTTGTTGGTGAAAAATCCGATTACTGCTCCTACTACTGCCATGATGATCGTCTGAACGAGATTGTCCAGGAAGCTTACCCCGAATACACTCGCGACGATCGTGCCGATGGAACCGCCTAAGATTCCTTCAGCGTTGTTTTGGATATGACTCATTCCTTTCACTTGCTTGGTTAGGTAAGCCCGGAGAGTAGAGCTCGGGTGAGGAGGTGCTCTCCGGAAAAAGTGATTACCATGTCTTACGCCTCGATGAGCGCAGCCACACCGGTTTGTGAGTTACGGCTCGCCGTTCCACCACCACGGATGGCAACGTTGAGGCCCACACCACCGGCCAGTTCAGGTTTTTCGTACGGGTCCATAAACACCGCAGGAGTTCCCTTCACATAGCGCACAAATTGAGGGTGGAAGAAAATCGCACCGATGAAGTCGGTTGTTCCACCGGCCGATCCCACGGCGCGTTTCGCGCCGGTGTTATCGAATGCCGTAGTCCGGCTCCGCAGGAACACCTCGAACGTGAAAATCCGCGCGATCGCACCCGGAGTCAACGGCTCGGCAAACAACGCGTTGTTGCTGTCGGTACCGGTACCGTAGGTTTTCTGTATCGCGAGAATATCTTCCAGGAATGGCGGAGGGATAACTACGCGCCGTCCTTCGACCGGAATGTTCCACGTGTTGAACAACGTCATCATCGCAATCCAGTCGCTTTCCTGGGTAACCTTGCGGGTACCGGTTGCACCTGGTGCGGTAGCGGCGCGGGTGGCAGTGCCCGTGGCAGACTTGATGTTTGCCGCCAAGCTCGGAGCCCATCCGTACATGATGCGGTCAGCGAGTGACGTCATCAGCGAGTTGGTATGCTTGTACAACTTCGCTGCGCGCTTGTTATAGCTCGTCAGCAATTGGTTGTTCCAGCTGATGGGTTGTGGATTCGTGATCAGGAAGTCCGCACTGTACGTCTTCTTCGTATCTTCTTCCATCACCGTTTCAAGCGGCAGCTTGGTAGGGTTCACCAACACCGTGCTGGTGCCGGTCTCATCCTGGGGAATGGTGATCGTATCCACATCAACGCCAGCGGCATCGCTTTGGCAACCTTCGTAAAAGCTGTTGTTCGGGAACAATGCTTTCTGAACATCGCTGGATATAAGGACTTTGAGAGCTTCGTTTGCCATGATTATTTCAGTTTAAAAAATTCGGTTTAAGGGGTTATTGGGCGTATGAAATGTGCTGGCTTAGTTGATCTGGATTTGCGGGGCCAATTGGCTGAAAGAAGTTCCATCGAACGAGAACAATATCTTCACCGTCTTGCTGGCAACTCCACTCAACACAGTGGCGTTGTTAAAGCCGGTACCGAGCGTCACCGTGCGGATATTTCCATCGCAGGTAATCCACAATTCGAGAATTGCTCCGGCCTTCAACTCTGCATCCAGGGGACCCGCGTTGAGCGTGATGTTACCGGTGAGCGACAACTTCTCAATCACATACTGATTGTCGATGCCGCTGTTCCCTTCTTTGGTCAGTATCTGCACTGTACCGGCACCGCTTGCAATGCTAGTGGGAACGTCAGCTTTACCGAAGGGCCATCTTGATTTTTCCATGATAGGGTATCTTTAAAATTTTTGAATTCGAGGGTTTAGAAAATCGGGTGTGGCTTTTTTTACAGAGCGAATCCTGCCAGGTCGGATTCTTTCAGTTCTACACCATGCTCTGCTTTGAAGAGCGCGATGTATTTCTTCGGCTCCTTGGTGAGCATCTGATGAAGACCTTTTTCGTCTTTCATCTGCCAGTCGGTCAGCGTCCAGTCCTTACGATCCTGGCGTCCGCCGTTTTCGGCGGAGTTGCCTTTAAGCTGCGCGATAACTTCGCTCAACCGTGGCTCATCTTCCTTGGTAGGAAGCATGTCGTAGGCTGCATCGATGTTGATAGCAGCAACGGCTTTGATGTTCTCCAATTTCTTGGCATCAGTTACGCCGCGTTCTGTCGCGATCTTCATCAACAAGTCAACCGCTTTGCTGTCGTTGGCAGTACTGGCAGCCGAAGCGGCGGGTGCAGCAGCGGCATGCGCAGCAGCACCAGGAGCGGGAGCCGGTGTATTTTTCAAAGCAGCAACGGCCGCGTTGATTTGTTCATCAGTAGCATCAGCCGCGAGGCCGAGTGTCTTAATCAATTGATCTTTCATGAGATTTGAATTTTCAGGAGTTGGGTTTTCGGGATAAAAGATTTTGTCGTAGGTAGCCGCCATCTTTTCCCACGGTGTGGAGTTGGCCAGCACCGGAAGTTTTTTTTCTCCGGTCGGAATTTTCCGATCGGCAAGCTTTACATCAATAGACTGCTGGGCGTTGAACCATTTATCCTTTCCGCTCAACCAGTTTGTCATGATCCAGGACTTCTCCTTACCTGTTCGCGTAGCGAATACATCGGCAATGTCTTCGTTCAAAGATTCGAGCTGATCAGCATCAGCGCGGAGTTGGGTGACTGTTCCCATTGAAATCATGCGGCCTTCATGCACCATCATGCGCGCGTTGCTTGCTATCTCTGTTTCATCACAGTTGGCAGCAAACACAGCGGCCATCGATGCGGCCAATCCTTCAATGCGACAAATAGTTTTGATTCCTTTGGATCGGGCCTCCTGGACTTTGTTGCCCATTGCTATGCCTTCATAGATTGATCCGCCTCCGGAGTGAGTAGGAAAAATAATCTGCTTCGCACCCTTTGCAATCACCTCATCCATCGACTTGCTGAAATCAGCAGCATTGGCTTTCTCCCATTGAGAGATAGTGCCATACATTTTGATTTCGTAAGTGTCTTTAGCGACTGCTTTTGGCTCGAACATTCTAAATTTTTTTATCCCTTTGTGAAATAGTGAACCAAAAATCACAGACATTGCACGGATAAAAAATCTTCTCTTCATCTCACCTCCGGGATTGTTTACGTCACCTGTTTCATTTCAGCAGATCACCAAATAGTTGCCTTTCAAAGCGCATGTTTTCGCGGCACTTTTGCTGAATGATGAATGATAAAAAAGAAGCTGCGAAAGAATTATTCGACGCCGGCTTCGATCAGAAGAGCATCGCTCGTGTGCTCGATGTATCTGAGAAATCAATTTCCTCCTGGGCTACCAAATACAACTGGAAAGAAAAGCGCGCCAAGAAAAACATGAGCCGCGAAGTAGCTGAAGACGACGTGTGGGAGTTGATCAACTACCAGACACGCGCGCTCAAAATGCGCAAGGATCAATATGAGGAGAAGTTCAAAAAGAAAGAAACAGAGTCACTCACACTCCTCGACAAAGGTGATATCGACGCACTTCAAAAATTATTCACCACCATTAAGAGCAAACAATTAGAGTGGGCTACCGTGGTGAACATCATGAAAGAATTCATCGACTACGTGCAGGTGGCCGATCTGGAGCTCGCTAAAAATCTCATTCCCAAAGCCGACGATTATCTCAACATCAAACGCGCTGAGTTGTAATGGCAAGGATTGATGATAAAGTCTATCAGGATTGGCTTGAATTATGCAGTCGCATAAAAAAGCAAACTACACCTATTCGGGATGAAACACCGGAGCAAAAACGCCAGCGCATCAGCGAGCTGTTGTTGATTCGTAACTTCGAGAAGTTCTGCCAATATTATTTCCCGCACTACATCGACTCTAAGTTTGGTTGGTTTCATAAAAAAGCAGCCAACGAAATTCTTAGCAAAGAAAACGTCACCGTGCTGCTCGAGTGGGCGCGTGAGCATGCCAAGTCCGTGTTTGCCGATGTGTTTATTCCGCTCTGGTTGAAAGCCACCGGTCAGCTCGATGGCATGATACTCGCCAGCGAAACAGAAGCCAAAGCAGCCAAGCTGATCGGTGATGTGCAGGCAGAGTTGATGAACAATAAAGCATACATCAACGACTTTGGTGAGCAGCGCACTATAGGCAGCTGGAGCGACGGCAGTTTCATTACAGCCGATGGCATTGGCTTCTGGTCTTTTGGTATTGGTCAAAACCCTGCCGGTGTGCGCAACGCAGGCCGCAGACCAAACTACGGTGTGGTGGATGATGCCGCATCGAAGAAGCGAGCGAAGAATCAAGAGCTCGTTAAGCAAGATTTGGATTGGGTTAACGGAGAGTTCTTGGGGTGTTTGAGTATCAAAGGCAAACGCCTGGTCTTTGCCAACAACCGTACGGCAAAGAACGACCTTACCGCACACTTTGCCGGAGATGTGAAAGAGGGCGACCCGATACGGCCGGGCATTGTGCACATCAAAGTTTTCGCTACCGAAGACCCGGTCACGCACAAGATGTTGCTCATCGAAAACGGAGGTGTACCGGCATGGCCACGCTACACCGTTGAAAATATTCAGGCGCGTATTTTGGAGATGGGCTACCGCAGCTCGCGCAGGCAGTTCTATCACCAGCACATTGAAGACGGTGACATATTCCGTGAGGAACACTTGCCGTGGGATGATGTACTGCCGCTCGATGAATACGATCAGCTCATCACGTACAATGACCCAAGTTACAAGGGGGCCAAGAAAAACGATTTTAAGGCCATTGTGCTCGTTGGCCGAAAAGGCAAGTACTATCACATCATCTGGGCGTGGGTGCGTCAGGCAAGCCGTGTGGCGATGGTATCGGCTCATTACGACATTGATGAAGCCATCCGCAAAAGGTCATTCGTACCCGGCTTAAAACCCGGTCACCGAGAGGTGATTTGTCCACATTACCTGGAGGCGAATTTTCTTCAGGAAGAATTGTATATGAGCGAGTACGACAGCGAAGGCGAAAGCCGTGGCAAGCTGTTGCGCCTTCGGGCAGACAAGCGCGCCAAGCCCGATAAGTTTGGCCGCATTGAAGACCTGTCTCCACTGGCTGAGCGTGGACTGATTGTTTTCAATAAAAAGTTGCAGAAGAATAGCGACATGATCACCCTGCGAGAACAGTTCCTTGCCTTCCCCAACGGCCACGATGATGGGCCTGATGCCGTGGAAGGAGCAATCTATTTGCTGACGAAAACCAATCGCCGATCGGACGATCGCCCGGCCGGGCAAATGATGGGTAAATACAAACACTCCAGCGCACGCCAGGGATGATTGAAACTATGCCCAACAAATTGCACTTCGTTTGCTTCGTCGAAGTTAAGTACGATGAAGTACGCAACGCTTCCAATGTTCTTGTGCTCTCCGATGGTAAAGATATTTATGCATTCACCTTTAACCTTAATTGAAATATGGCTCTATCCGATTTTATCACCAAGGCTGATTACTTGTATCAGATCAAGACCTACAAGCTCGACCAGATTACCGAAGCTTCCGACGCTACGATCGACGCGGCTGAAACCGAAGCGCTCGGACAAGTTCAGGAGTTTCTTAGCGGACGCTACGACATGAATCTTGAGTTTGCTAAAACCGGAGCTAATCGCAATCAGGCATTGCTGCGCTGGGTGAAGTGCCTGGTGCTGTACTATCTCTACGAGCGTATCCCGGACGCACTTGTGCCGGAGCGTGTGATCAAAAACTATGACGACACGATGGAGATGCTCAACAAGATCAGCGACGGCAAAATGAACTGCACACTCGCGCAGCTTCAGGAGTCTGACACAGATGGCAATGCAGAGCCGCTCACAAAAACACGTTGGGGAAGTCAGCCTGTGCGCTCGCAAGGAGATGGCTTTATCAACATCAACAAATTCGGAGCTTAAAAATTTACTCTTATGAAATTTGGATTAACCCGCGTGATCAACGCGCTCCCTGAGGGGATACGAAACGCCATCATGAACAGTGCCATTGAAGGCAAAGCCAAAAAGTATTTCAATGATGACGGCAAGCGCCTGAGCTTCGACATCACGGCGCGAAGGGTATTCGTGGCGCAGATGCAGCAGGATGAATTGAAGATGGCTATCATGGCCGCAGAAAATCCCGAGTTTCCAAACCGGTGGCTGCTCTATGAAATCTACCGGCAGGCGGTTCGTGAGTCACATACACGCAGCGCCATCCGCAATAACATTCTCAAAACGGTTGGCTCTCCTTTTGCCGTGTTCAAAAAAGGGTCGGAAGAAATAGACGAAGCTTCTACCCGCATTCTGCAAAAGACATGGTTTCATGATTACCGATCGCACTTTCACTCCACACCGTTTTACGGACACACGCTCATTGAGTTTGGCAAAATGATACCAAGCACAGAGCCCGGTATCGCGATGGAGTTTTCTGATGTAAAACTTTTCCCGCGCGAGCACGTGCGCCCGGAGACCGGCGAGATATTGATCAACGTGGGCGACACCATCGGTATTCCATACCGCAAGCCTCCATTCAACAAATGGTTGCTGGAAGTAGGCGAACACGACGATCTTGGATTATTGCTGAGCGTAGCCAAAGAAGTGATCTGGAAAAACTATTCGCGTACCGATTGGAGCCGCCATAGCGAAAAGTTTGGTATGCCGATTTTGGCGATCAAGACAGCCACCAAAGATCAAAAAGAGATAAACCGGCTCGAACAGATGGCCAGCCAGTTTGGATCAAATCTTTGGGTGATCATCGACGACCAGGATGAAGTAACCATCCTTGAATCCAAAGGGAAAGACTCGCACCAGATTTATCTGGAGAAAGCAAAGTACTGCGATGAGATGATCAGCAAGATCATCAACGGCCAGACCGGTACCAGCGATCAGAAATCATTTGTTGGCGCTGCTGAGGTACATGAGCGTACCGAGGATGAGTTTATTGAGGACAACAAAAGGCGCGAAACCTTCTACAACAACGAGACGCTGTTTCCTTTCCTCATCGGCAAAGGTTATCCGCTGAAAGATCGTGAGTTCCGCTATCTCGATATCGACAAAGATGGCGACGACGAGCCCGATGGCGACGAAGAACTCGACGACCAGGGCAACCCCATCAAGCCCGTGAAACCAAAACAAAAAGTGAAAGGCGCTGGAGGTGGCCTCACAAAAAAAACTTCAGCTCCGCGCAACTTGTTCAGATAACACAGGCAGCGGCGGAGCTGTATCCCAAAAAAGTAGTCGAACCTTTTCAGGCAAAAGATGGAGTGGATCTGTCTCAGCTTTTTGCATCCGTCACCGAGCGGGTGTACAACAAACTCATCGAGGCCGGTGACATCGACGAAGCCACCTGGCAAGCCACCACCGACGAGCTGTGGAAATCTGTGGCCGAAGGCTACGGCATCAATCCGGTCGGTGAGTTCTCCAGGGCAGAGAAATTTATCCTGGAGCTGCGCGCCAACGTCAATGTTTTTGCGGCCTTTAAGAACCACTTAAACATCATTGAACTGGTGAATGAGCTTACCGGTCCCGACGACAAGCCGGTGCCCTTCAGTGAGTTTAAAAAACATGCGCTGAGCATCAACGAGAAGTACAACAAAAACTACTTGCAGGCCGAGTACAACTACGCTACCGCCGCAGGCCGCGCTGCCGAAAACTGGAAAGCAGTAGAAGCACGTGGCGGAAAGCTGCTGTACCTCACCCAGCGCGATGGGCGCGTGCGCGATGCTCACCGCGAGCTGGACGGCACGGTGCTGGCCATCCACAATGAAGACGGCTCAATTAATAATTTCTGGACCATATACTATCCGCCAAATGGTTGGAACTGCCGGTGTTACTCCCGGTGGAGAAACAACGACACGCCCACGGTGATGCCGCAGGGATTCCCGGACGTGAAAGAAATGTTTCAAAATAATGTGGGCATTACCGGCCAGGTATTTACTGACGCACATCCATTCATCAAAGAGGTAGGACGCGACCAGGCAGAAAAAATTCGGCAGCAAGCCGAGAAGATGCAGAAGGAATGGGAAGCTAAACACGTAAAGGAATGATACGCAACATCAACACCGGCCAGCCGATCGGCGGTGACTTTCGCAGCGCGGCAGAAAAGCTACGCGTATTTACCACCGAGCAACTTCCGGAGTTCACCGAGATGGCCGCACAGGATATCGTTGACAAAAGCTTTCAGGGTGAACACTACGAAGGGAACACCAGCAAGTGGAAAGGCCGGAAGAAGGAAGAGCAGCCGGGAAAGGAACGTGGTGGCCGTAGAGCACTGCTGGTAAAGACCGGCGCGCTCGTGGAACAAACCAAAGCCGAGCGCCGTGGCATGGATGTGGTAATCGCCAGCAACACGCCCTACAGCCAGGTACACAACGAAGGGTTGAGAGCTGGCCGTGGTGCAGGATTCCAGATGCCGCAGCGACAATACATGCCCATACCCGGAGAGACAAACCACGAGCTCGAAGCGCAGATCGATCGGTTTGTTGAAGATCATTTAGACAAAATTTTTGGATAACCCATAAAAAGCCATGTACACCTATCCGTATCAGATCATCAAGAAGAAACTTCAGGCCGACGTACCCGAGCTGAAAGAAGTTGATTGGTTCCTGCATCAGTACGATACAACCAAAAAGGAAGGCAACTTTATGACGGCGGAACCCGGAGTGTACATCGAGTTTCCGGCAGAAATTGAGTTGCAGCAGCTTGGCTTTAACATTCAGATGGCCGATGTCACCTGGACGCTGCACCTGGCCACTACCAATGTGTTTGAAGACGACCGGCGCGTGCAGAAGGTGAGTGCCACCGATCATGCCATGATCATGGATAAGATTTTCCGCAGCCTGTTAAACTGGAGTAGTAAGCTTTCGTACTTGCCGGCCTTCGCAGCGCTCGCCGGTACATCCACTGATCAGCGCGTGGTAGGCACCATTGCACGGGTGGGTATCAATCCGCCGCACGTGTTAAAATCGCTGATGGTCACCAAGCAAAAGTTTCGTTGCGCGATGTACGATCATGCTGCCAATCCAACCTTGCAGACGATCATGAACGTGCCACTTCAAATCAGCTCGACGGTTCGCGTAATTCAGTAAATAAAAAAGATATCCACAACCGAACCGATTGTTTGTTGATAACTGTTAAACCTTCGTTATTTTACAACAATGACAGAAGGCCAGTCTACAGCACATCCCGAAACGCTTTCCCTTTTCAGCGGCGAGTTTGCCGTCAATGATCGTGTCGCTAAAGTCACAGCGATCAAAAAAAAGAACTTTTCAGCGCGCAATAAGCGCATTCAAATCCGGTTCAATGAGCTGCACAACGACAAGCGCATTCGCTACGACGATGTGATGGAAACGCTGGCTCTTGAATTCTGCCTGGCGAAGAGCACGATCCTGAAAGCGCTCAAATCAAAGGAATAAAAAAAGCGCTGATTTCTCAGCGCTTCCACAAAGTAGGGGTTTATTCCCTTATGGCTCTCATAACCGTACAACGATGAATAGTTACCTCATCGTCTTTGTAGGGCCTATTATTGCGAGAAATGTGATAACTGATCGTATCGTAATTTCTGCCCGGATTATGCTCTAAAAAAACAGTAAGGGTCGAGTAGCACTCTACCCGACCGTCTGCCCAAACCGCAATGATCACTTTATTCACCATCAGCGGCAGAGCATAAGCCCAATTTATAAGCCTCTTCACGAGTAGCGTTGATGTGTTCTGTGGGGTCAATGATCATCACTTGAATGGTATCATCCCAGCTTTTAAGGTTACCGCGTTGCTCGTTAAAATCAATCACTTTGTAATTTGATGGGTTCATTGCACTGACTTCTTTAATCGTTTTCATTTTGCTGTTTGTTTTAAATTGTTACGTAAATATACCACTTAATACGTAAAAGTCAATAGTTTGTTACGAAAAAAGCATAATATTTTTGTAATACTTTTAAAAATCAAAGGAATAAAAAAAGCGCTGATTTCTCAGCGCTTCCCACAAATAGATCCCGTGTGAATCCCGATCTGTCGATCGGTCACTTACGCGCTCTTTCCTCTCTACCTGTGTATAAAATTGGACTAAGTGTGCTCTGAATTTTTTGTTGCTCCCAAAGAAAAATTAAAGAATTCTGAAACTGATATATCATGTTTATCAATCGTACCTTAAAAGGAATAATGGTGAGTTCTTCAATTGGGATAAATATTGGATTGCTGCTATATTCTTCATAGTAAAAAACGAAGTGCCAACCATATCCAACTATAAAATCTCTCCGCAATCTAACGGGGATGATGATATGGGGCTTTTGCTTTGGGCTAACATTATTCAGTATCGATATTATGCCTCTTAAATCCTGCTCGGTGATTTTCTTGTAGCTCAATTCAATTAAGTTTCCTTTGTTCGGTTTAATCTCCATCATGAACACCGTGTCCTTTTTAAGGTAGTAAGTATAGGTAGTGGTGATAAAGTGATGGTTCTCGCTGCGGCCCAGCTTCAGGATGTAGGTGCCATCTTGCCCGTAGTTTGTTTTAAGGCCCGTCTGGCTGTAGAAGTTGACGTGCGTGTGTTTGTCCTTCACCTGAGCCACAAAGCTGACCAGCTCGCTATACGATGCCCGCAGCTTCACATACTTCTGATCGTAGCCTTCGGTGGTCTGCGCTGAGGCGAAGAGGGAGCAGAAGAAAAAAAACACAGGTAACATTTTACCTTTCAGTGCAGATAAATCAGTTTTTTTATACTTGAGTCGTTTCACTTTTATCTCTACACCTGCTAAATAAAACTTAACATCTCGCCATTCATATGGCTTACCTGCTGCTTTTTTATCTAACTCATCTAATCTTATAACTTCTCCTCTACTCAGAGGTCTTATTTGATCTTGTTGACGCTTCCTCAACAATTTCATTTCGCTTTGTTCTTCTTTAGTTAACCCCATATTTGTGTTTGTTAAATGTCCTCGATGTTCATGCCTTCTAAATTACTGATTTCTTAAACTCCCTTCAAATACTGTTTATAAACCTCTTCAAACTGGCTTACCAGCTTCGGCAACTCCTCGTAGGTGTGGCCATCAAGTGCCTTGTGCGCATGGCCGTACTTCATGCACCAACTATTGATCCGCTCCATATCCACATAGCCCTTTTTTGTCCAGTTCATTTCGTGCGCCAGGCTCAATATCTTGTTGCGCATTTTATCGCTGCGTTTGTCCGTCACGTCAAGGCTTTTTAAGTGGCCGATGAGCGCACCGGCTTCGGCATAGCTCAGGTCTTTCGTGCTTTCGCTGCGGCCGGCCGTGAAGCTGCTCACTATGCTTTTCTTATCGTCGGTCAATCCATTCTTGTTGAACAGCGCATGGATCGCCCGGAGCTGGTTGGCGGTGAGGGGTTTCATAGAGAAAATAAATTTAGTTGGGAATTCCATCTCACGAATCGGGATTTATGCACGCCAATGGGAAGGATGTAGTTATGCTGCACAACCGTATCGCCAACCCCCCATTCACCGTGACCTGATGGAACGAGTTTGTAAACAAATGAATCATCAGTTTCTCCGATAATTGTTATTTCTTCTTCCTTCTTAACCCATCCTACAGGAAGTGTGTATTCACCGGTCTCCACTCTGAACACCCCTAGTTTTGGTTGGTCGAAGGCTTTGAATTCAAATAGCGGTTTCATAGTCATCGTTTAAATAGTTCTTCTGTCAAATCAAAAAATGATACCCCTTTATCGTCGTGCTTTACTAATTTTAACGGTATTACTTTCTTTGGTATCCACTTCTTCGATTTCCTTCGTGCCAAGCGGGATTCAACATCAAGCCTTCTCGACCTGTAATATTCTAACGGCAATTCTCTCATATCATGCCCACGGATCGAATTGCAGATTTTATGAGTTGCCCGGACCGGCCCCTTCTTTCCGCCTAACACAACCGGAACAATATGATCCGTAGAGACTTCCTCGGGCTTCATTTCATCTCCACAGAGTGCACAAATCCAATCTTGCTCAGAAGCCAGCATTCTCAGTTTTTGATTCATAACGCTAATCTTAATTGCGGCGCCAGCGCCATCACGGGAAACTCGGAATAGAGCATTTCACCGTTTGCGAGGTTGAGCGCCTTTTGCTTTTTACGGTAGTGTATATCGCGGCACCTGTTGCACACCAGCTCGCCGGTGTCGCCATCGCGGAAGCCTCTGAACAGGCCGTTGGGTTTCATACCCGGATCAGTTTGGCAGTGCGTGCAGATCATAGATATTTTTTCTTAAACCATCTCACCAAGTCGATGATCTTAAATACGATCGAAATGATTGCCACCTCAACGAGAATGGCAAACAGAAGCATGCCGATGTAGATGCCTTCATCTTCTCCACTTTTCATCTGCGGCTTGAGTAGGATGTCCATCAAGAACACCAGCCCGAACGGGAAAAACAAAATGGTTAACAGTAAAACTGTATCCCAAAATTCTCTTGCTTTGGTCATTTAAAATCTTATTCTATATGTTCTATTGATAAAATCCTTTACCTTCTCATCCACCGGAAGTTGATGCACATAAGGCATATCGCTATGAAGTTGAAACCAGTGTTCCCATTCGTCCGAATCAATATTGGGTTCATTTGAGCAAGTCGATTGGAGTTCCGTTACCTTCCAGAAAGTCTTCGATGGATGTCTATCCCATCCTGTCGCCTCATAAACCAGATCGCCACTACAGTAAGGACATAGTCCTTTGAAAGTAAATTTTGTAGTTGGAGTGACGATTTTCATTTCATCAACTGTTTCGCCTTCTCGATCAATTCCTCCTTATGCTTCAATAATTCGGTCTTGATTACTCTCTTTATTTCAAGCATGATCTTTTCCGAAACTACGATACCTACTGACACCATTCCTGGTTTCAATCCAGAAAAAGAAATTCCATCATAGTATGCTATTGTTTCTGTAACATCAGATAAAACACTAATTTTTGAAAGCTGCATTTCTATAAATTCCTTCTCCTCATTGATCGCTTTAATAGCGCTTAATTTCTCTTCGATGTTCATGGTTTAAGGGGTTTTGTTTTGGTGAAAATTTTGCTTCGACCATCGCTCTGTGATAAAGAAACTCCGGGCAATCGTTTATTTTGTTGGTGCAGGTCTCACCATAAATCTTGCCGCAGTTGCAGCCGTGGTTGATATAGCCGTATTCCTTGCCGTCGATGTAGTAATGAAAGAATGGCCGCTCACCGTTGGGCGTGGTGATCCAATGGCTGAAAAACATTTCGGTCCCGGCGATGACCACCTTCTCTCCTGGAGAGAACGTGCGAGTACCTGTGATTACTTCCATTCGTTTTCCCAATAGCGGTTTCGTAAATAAGTATCCGGGTCGGCTTTCGTCTTCCAGGTGTTCAGCATCAGGTGCCGGTCGTAGCCACGCAGTCCGAAGTAGGCGTTCACCTGGTCGGCCTCGCTGAGCTTCGTCCATAGCTTCTCGCAGCGGAGCCGGTTGCGCTTCATGTTGTATTTGCTCCAGAACTGATCGAAGCTGATGCGGTAGCCTTGCTCCTGAATATTGATCGACTTGGCTGAGGCAAATGCCTTGTTGAAATTATCGTCGCTGTAATACACCGGCAGTGCATTCTTGAAAAATGAAATCTGCTCTTCCGTCATTTCGCAATTCAGAAAGTCAATGTATAGCAGCTTGGCGTCTTGGCCGTAGAGCACTTGTATCTCACCGGTGAAAGCTGCTGAGGTGATGAGGTAGCGTTTCATGATTGAACTAATTTTTTGATTTTCCTTTTCCTGTACCGGGTTATGTATTTGCGTACGAAGCACCGAGCCTGTTGCTCATCGATGAAGCAAAAAAATTGAACAATCTCAACGTTAGTAAGCGGCTGCCTGGCATTGAATTGTTTGAGCGGATGAAATACAGGCGCTGCTTTCATTCTTGCAATTTTACTTCGCTCAAACTCTCCTCGATCGCCTTGAGCATACCAGCATTATCATTATCAATAATGATCTGGTTCTTCTTTGGGTTGCTCTCTACAATATTGATCGCTCCCCGGATGAAGTTCAATTGATCGTCAAGCGACGGTAAGGGCTGTTGATTGTTCTGTTGTGCTGGCATCTTGTTTTTGTTTTGCTGGTGTAGTGATAATTTTTCTGTACTCTTTGCCCCAATATTTCTTCGCACCTTCTTCCCAGATCACGTAAGGGTTGTTGCCTCCGTAGCGACTGATGACGAAGCCCACATAACCTTCTACTCTTATTTTTATTCCGGCATCGTATCGGATTTTATCGGCGGTGCGGCCGTCGGGGTTTTTGCCTTTGGCGTGGCTGATGAAGATGAAGCTCTTGCGCTTAAACCTTTCCTTCATGGCTTTGTATTGCTCGTAGCTGATGTTGAAATATTGAATGCTGTCGATCACAATGAAGCGTGCGCTTTTCTTTTTGGCTAGCCGCTTCATCAGCTCATCGTAGGTCATTTCATGATCGGCAAAAACAATTTTACCGTTGTGGCTTTGTTCATTCAGGTGGCGAAGTGCAGTGAGCTGCATGGTGCTTTCCGTGCCTTCCTCCAGGCCCACATAGAGCACGTTGCCGTAAGGCATTAAGGTTTTCAACAGTTGCATGATCAGGTTGCTCTTACCGTTGCCGCTTTGTCCCCAGATGATCATTACAAAGTTGTCCGTCAACTTGCCGAAGCTGTGAACGATTTCATCCGAAAGATTTTCGAGGAAATGATAAGTGCGCTGTAGGAGCTGCTTTAAGCCGAGAACTTTTGCCATTACCTGAGTGATTGTTTTATCCTGTCTATTTCTGCTTTCGTGTGTGGCTCTCCTTTTTTGATACCGCCGATTTTCTTTTTCGGGTAGTTCTTTGTGAAATATTCGCGCGCTTCACGTTCGGTGTTTAATATGATTTCTACTCGTTGAAGGATTACCGCGTAATCAGGTTGATAGTATATAATGTGGTATTTCGGCATAAAGGGTTTACTTTTTCTTTTTCGGTTTTCGCATAATGAATTGGTCGAACAAGGCGATTAATCCTACTTTGAGCACATCGTAAATCATGAGCGCAAATAGATAGCAAAGGCTGTAGTATATCCAGTTCATCACTTTACAATTTGCATTCCGTTGAGTCCTACTATTTCGGGCTTGGCGTAGACGGCTTCAATTTCCTTCGCTGTTTTGTTTACTGCCTTTTCAAAAAGAGGAGCCTGCCGTGTCGCCATCGGTATCGTGGGCGTCTCAATCTTCTCCAGGTTCTCCAGGGCGTCAAAGAGCAGGTTCATGTTTTGCTGGAATAGGGAACCGACTTCAATTACCTGAGGTGAGGGCTTGGTGGCCGTATCGACTTTACCGATGTTCCGCGTCAGGTGAAAGTGCTTTACGAGTGTGCTGAGCATCTGCGTGAGAATGAATACCTGCGCTTCGTGGGCTTGAAACGTTTTCGGGATGATCGCGCCCATGTCGTACATGAAGCGGAAGATCAGATCGATCTTGGCACGGAGCGCCTTTTGATCGTCGGTGAGTGTGATGATTTTAGCGTGCTGAGCACTCTCCATTTCGCAACTAGGATAAATACACCGTTTGCCTAAAATGCAACTGCTTCCTTCAATGGAGTTAGGACATTTATTTTTTGAGTTATCCATTGCTCACCTCCTTCTTCTTTTTGTCTTCCTTCCAAACCTTATTGAGCATTGTCTCGTGGTTAGCTTCGATGCGGGTAATAATATCTTCACGCACCAAATCAAAATTTTTAATGTTGCTTTTCCAGTCCCTCAAAAGGTAATCGACATGCTCAATGGTCGCCCGTTTTGAAATAGAAATGATCTTGTCTCCTGATAATAAATAACCTTGAAAGCCCTGGTTTCTCAATTTTAATCTTAGGAAATTTCATCTTAGTTTGATTAGTTGTTCTGGTATATCTGCTTCCCAAATACTGAGCTTACCGAGCATGGGAATCGGCTCGATCATCTGTGGCTCCTCCAGCTCCCAGCCGTAGTAGCCGGGCCAGTAGTTGCCAAACTTTAGTTCCTTCTCCGTGAGCATGTGTTTTATTTCTTCCACACGTGCGCAGTTCACCAGCTTCACTTTACCAATGATGGCTCCGGTTTGCAGCTTCGATAGATCAGGAAGTGCGGCCTTGAAAAAGGGGTCTTGCTGGCACACGTTGTAGTCGCTGAAATAAAACTGCTGCCCGGCGTGGATGTATAGGTCGCCGCGGTAATTTGTCTGCCAGTTGCGCGTCTCAAACTCCTTGTGACCCGTCACAATGAGATGGGCAAACGGCTGCTTTAGGGTGATGCATTTTATCTTCACGGCTTCACGGTTTTTTCGTCGGTCTTATCTTCCCATTTTTCGCCGAGAGCGTCGCAGTGGGCCGGAGGGAATCCGCGCTTCCATACAGCGAAGAATCTCAGCGTAGCCTCATAAGCCAGGTACAAGTATTTTGACACAAGCCAAACAGTAAGCGTAAATGTGGCGCACATTGCCCAGTAAGGAATCTCGATGGTGATGTTATTCATGGCCCACCTCCGTTTCCACATAGTGCGAAAGAAGATTTTCAATGTCGCTGATCACGGGGCCGGCATTAATGCCCGACTCCTTGATAACAGCCTTCGCGCGAAGTAGCATCGTCACAAACTCGGTGATCTCCTCATTGATGTTGGTGGGCTGGTTACCCGGCATTGAGGTGAGTTCGTCGGTGATAGCCCGTATAAACCACTTCGTCATTTTGAGGGTCTTCAAAATGTTGAGGTGATAGAGCATATCATCTTCGTGCCAAGGCTTAAAATCTTTCAGTGAACTTTTACGAAGCGTTTGCACGTATGCATCGACATACACGATTTGTCCATCGATGTTTGTTGAGAGCAGCCGTCCAATTTCTTCGCGTCGGCGATCGGTAATAACCTCGGGTTCTGAGCGCTCGGAGGCCATGTTGTAAAGTTTTACCGCGATCAGATTTTCACGAACGGCGCGAAGCATTACGGCGTGATTTTGCAAATCACTTTTAAAAGCTTGCTTCTCTTCTTCGCTGGATGCTTCATCGAAGAAGTCCCATCCGGTAATATCCTCTTCGGCGGCTTTGATGTTGTTATTGATGAAATCGATCTGCTCCTGAATGGACGGTTTGTCTTCCGCGTTCGGCAGTTCGGGCGCAGTTTGCCCCGAATTGTTGCTTTTTGTGGTCATGTTGCTGGTTTTTATTGTCCTTCCTTCCTGTTGTGAGGGGTAAAAGCCCCCCGCTTATTCGTGGGTAAAGGGTCGAATTTCCCTGTGTTAAGCGGCGCTATCGGGGGTCGCGCCGTTTAACTTTCTCATCCCTAAGTATCCCCGAATCCAACCGCTATGGCGTAGCAGGTTATTCCTTTTTAGCTATTACTTTCATGCTCTCCTTCGAGTCGATCTCCACGCCCATCGCTTTGATCAACTTGCGCTCACCGGCATCTAAAAAGGCTTTTTTAATCGGCGAAAGCTTCAGTGCCTTTTGCACATCTACCATTTCCGGGTAAGCATTCTGAAAAGTGGAGAGGTCGAATTTCTTGCCAAGCTTCACAAAGCTGTTGCTGCTGATGTGCAGATACCCGTCTTCAAAAATCAGGTTGTCATTTACAAAGAAAGGACGCGCCGCTTCACCGATCGCAAGGAGTTCCTTCTCCGTCTCATCCATTTCCACCGAAAGCTTGTTAAGGTCTTCTTTGATGGAGTCAGCTTTTTTCTTCCACGCAATGCTGAGTTCTGCGTAGCGGGTCATCAGCTCTTCGCCTCTGGCCAGTGCTTTTTGTTCTGTCTTGTTCATAGTTGTTCTGGGTTATGGTTTAAAAAAATTAACTGTTCAATCGCTTCCATCTTTTTGTAGCTATAGTCGCGCGTGCATATCATGTCATCCATGCGCTTGAGCAGGTTCACTATACTGCTATGATCGAGGTTCAAGTCCTTGCCGATTTTTGTCACGGTATCCTTCAAATGTTTCCGGATCAGGTAAGCGTACACCATCTTAGCATCGATCACGTGGCCCCGACCTCGTGGCTTGGTCAGTTGAGCTATTGTGCAATCAAATTCAAGGCAAACTTTAAGTCTTACCTGAGCGCGTGTTTTTTCCTTTCGAAGTTGCGCGCGCCAGGCGTTCACCGAAGTCAATATTTCATCGAGCTTTATCACCTACACCTTTTGCGTTTCGTGTTGAATCAGCTCCTTGATCATCATCGCGTAGCTTTCCTGAAGAATCCTACCGTTCGGGTAAATCGCTTTACTAAGAGTAAGCGCATCGTGAACATCATTATAGGTTTCGTGCATCTCGTCAGTCGAATAGGTGGTGTTAATCACAAACTCAATGAAAGCCTGGTCGCGGTTGGTCCAGTGGTTGCGCCACCATTTCCAAAAGTCAGCCGTGGCGCTGATGCTATTCACTGCATGCTCATCGTTCCTCAGATAGTGTTTCAGGTAGGCCAGTCCGCTTTCGTATTGAAAGGTGTTGTAGGCCATTTCATCCCATCTTAGGAATTTCATCACCGCGCGGCGCAGGTCGTCCGCGCGGTTTTGTTGCCCTGTCCGTTGTCCGGTTGCCTCGTTTTTCATTGTGAGCGCTTTTAAGCGTTTTTTAAGCGGCTTTTTTCATCACCTTCATGGAGTACTTGTGGATCGAGCGTTTTGCCCTCCGCAGGTCACCTTCGCACTCATTATATATAGAGTGCAGATATTGGGGGTCGCTGATGCCGTTAGCCCGAGCGATTTCAAACACTTCCTTTTCGGTAGCAGCTGGCAGGTCGATGAACTTCCGGCCGATCCTGGAGAAGATTTCAGCGTATCCCTTTTTGTTCTTCCTCCGGCCGTTGGTGATCCGCTTGGCAAGGTGGCTGGTGGCCATCATCACGATGCCCATGTTGCCTTCCAGCTTATTATAAAGAGTGATGAAGAAGTAGAGGATCGAATCCGATACTTTGTCAAACTCGTCAAGGATCAGCAGCAGGTTTTCTTTCTTCAAAGAAGTCTCAATGATCAAGTCCATCATTTCCGGCACGTTCAGTCCGGTGTTGGTCTTACCCATCTTCTCTAAAATCTGTTGCAGGAAAGTCTTCCGGTTCATGTACTCCGAGCAGCTGATCAGGTACACGTTGTTGCGCTTCTGTTCGAAGTATTCAGCCACGAAAGTTTTGCCGCTGCCGGAGTTTACCGTGAAGGCGTACACGTTGCCATATTCGCGGGCATCATCGAGCAGATCGATCTGAAGACTGGCCGCTTGCGTCGGCACAAACTGCCACTTCGATTTGTTATTGAATCCTACCTGCTTGCCAACGTTGCGCCACATGTCGTCGCTGATGCTTTCCCATTCGCCCTTGCGGATGTTGATCACCGTGGCTTCGCTTACATTTTTAAGCGCACCTACCGCTTTGGCCTGGCTTGGATACCGCTCAACGAAAGTCTTGAGGAGCATCTGGATTTCTTTTTTCTGTGAATCGTTCATAGTTTTGGGTTTTAGAAGTTTTAGTTATGCCCTGATCGTGTCGAGCGGTCAGGGTCTTTTTTTATATTTGGTCGAGGTAATCTATTTCTCCATTGGCGTTTATCGGTAGCAGTATCCGCTGCTCTGCCATTTGCTTCAGCTCCTTCACCATCACACCGGCTTGCAACAAAGTCTCTGCGTCAATGCCGGCCGAGTCCAATACCTGCTTGCGTCGATCCGCTTTCGCAGCGATGTAGTTCACATCGTCGCGCTTTTCGTTCAGCGAAGCATTCAGGTAAGTGCGGCTATCCAGGTGAGAGTCTTTCAGGGCGCGGGAATTCAATCGCGCATCAACGGCCATCAGGCGAACTTTGTCGTGATCCGTTACTAACACCCTGCTCATGTCATAAGGGTCGTAGAATACGCTCACTCGTTTGCCAACATATTCCATGAGGCTTTGGACTTGAAGGTCGTAGCTGTATTTTCTGTTGTTAATTTGAGGTTCTATTCCTCGGTTGGTGATCTGTGTGCCATCGCCGTTGCCGGTGTGTTCAATGCCAAACTTCAATAGGAACTGCTCGTCGGTGATAATTCTCTTTTCATTGGCAGGAAGAGCATTCATGGCATTCAACCATTGCTCATGTTTGCTGATGCCGTTGCTTTGTGGCAGGTGGCGAAGGCTGTGGAAGAAATTTTCGATTTGTTGTATGGCTTCGTTGCCAATCATGGGCCTGTTCTTCGCGTTGCGTTGCAGTACCTCCTGATTTACGCCGCGATACTTTGCGGTCATGTTATTACCGCTGTAATTATTCGCTCTGATTTTAAGGCAACGCTTCCAGTGTGGTGACCCAAAGAATGGTTCGATGTAGCCACGATGCTTTGAGCCTACAGGAGTCTTAAAATATTTGCCTAGCGATTGATAAAATGGCTCCAACTCTTTGATCGCCCATCGGTCGGTCTTGGATTCGTGAGGAAGTATCCAGCTGCCGGTTAGTTCGCGAATGTGATACATCGCGCTTAGGTAGGCGGCGCGCACCAGGTCGGTGCTCAGGCGCTCAGCATACGCATATCCCAACACATAATCGTTGAAGCTATCCATCACCACAATCGCTTTGTACTTATGAAAGGGTGAGTGTGGTGTTTTGTCGTCCGGGTCAATGAACAACAAGTCGAGGTGGTTATCGTCACTTTCCACCATATACAGCGGCGCAGTCGGTCTGAATCCTTTTACTTGTGGAATGAACTTCTCGTTCAGCTCTGCGTTGCCTTCGCGGAACATGATGATCTCATGCTCCTTCTTTCTGCGCCAGTTGCCAACCGTGGCAGCGTCAATCATTTTGTAGGCGTTAGCCTTTGCCCATTTGTTGTACTGCCACGAAATGAAAACATCGTCGTATTGGTTCGGGTGAGAAAGCATTTCTACTAGTGTGCTTTCGCTCAGCTCGTCCTTTACCTTTGCGGCAAGCTTGTTGCCAAACCTCCAGTCGATCAGCGAAGCATAACCACCGGCTGTGTATTTTTTCAGTGCCGAATCTTCTCTTACGATCAGCCTGTCGTAGCTGGTGGGTAGGTCTATCTTTTCAATCTTGATCAGCTCAATGCAGTGAAGCCAAAACTTGTCGATCGAGAGGTTAAGTAACTTTTTAAGAGCCTTCTTATCGGCCACCATGTTCTTAAACATATTGAGCCAGCTTGCGGCCTTGGTGTATTTCTCTACGTGTTCGCTGCTCAGCTTTTTGCTGCCGTCATATTTATAGTCCAGATAAAACTTCTCAGCTTCATGGTCAAACTTCACAAGGTCACGGATCGGCTGGCGCGCCATGAAGTCGTAAGGGTTACCAAAGCGCGCAATTACCTTCTTCTTATTTTCCTCGTTCAGCTTTTCGTATCCAATCAATACACGGCGCTTGTCGTCCGGGTCATTCATGAAGTGCCAACTAGGAGAATTACGAAGCTTGGCATTCTTCAAAGTGTTCTCGCTGAATCCACACTCAACGCCCTCACGCCATTCAAGAAATAATGTGTTATCAATGTTTCTCATGCGAAAAGAGTTTTATGTAGTGCGCTTTTTAAATTGACAAGATTGATATCTCTCTCATGCCGTATCATCCACATCAAAGCAATTGCCTCAGCGGGTGTGAAAACTATCTTGCGTAACCCAGGAAGATTTAAGTGTAAATTTTTCCGGGTGTAGATATTTAAGATTATGAAGTAGTGTAACTGACGAAGTATTTGCGTTTCGTTAAACACTGTTCTGGAAAATCCGAATCCCAGAGAAACAAGTAAACATTGATTCAATCGTGCTCTGCAAAAGAGATCGAGTTCAATCGATATGTTATTCGCCTTAGTTTTTTTTACGACCATGACGCGTGGTTTTTGAGTTGAGCGGAACCAGTTTTTCGAGATGCTTGATCAGGTTGCTTTTCCCGATGCCGTATTCTACCAGCAGATTTTCGATGGTGGCGTTATCGCGGTCGCCATTGCGTACCATCCGAACGTACCTCGGAGAATGCCCCGTTATATCGGCTACAGTCTGGGCTATATCATCGCGGGTGGAGGCGGTTCTTAAAGTTTTAGCCATTGTTTTTGTGCTGTGGTTTTTGTTCCTTTATGTGGAACGGAACAAATATCTCAACTAAATTGAGATTCTCAACATAATTGAGATTATTTATTTTATGAATCTGATTTTTGGCAAAAACCTGCGTTTCCTTCGAAAGCAAAAAGGGCTTAATCAGTCGGAAATCGCTGATTTTATAGGCAAGGGAGCCACTACCGTGGGAAATTGGGAAAAGGGAATAGCTGAGCCCAATTTTACTGAGCTAACGGAAATTGTCAATTATTTTGATATTCCAGTCTTCGATCTGCTGTATACCGATTTAGAGAGTGCGCACCTAATCGAAGGAGAAAAGGGGGGTAAAAAACAGGTGAAAAGCACACCTAAGTACACACCCAATAGCACACCTAATCGAGTAAATGAACCGTTCGTCGAAATTGCGAGGATGCCGAAAGTGGTCACGGTTGGGGCCGATCAGCTCGATAATATCGTGTTTGTCCCGGCGCGGGCGCGGGCCGGTTATCTTTCTGGCTACGGCGATCCTGAATTCATCCAAAGCCTGCCAAGTTACCGGCTTCCTGGCTTAAATAATGGCACCTACCGGGCCTTTGAAATATTCGGGCACTCCATGGTTCCCACTTTCAATGAGTCCGATGTGGTAGTGGGCAGCTTTGTCGAAAATATTGCCGAAATACGCTCAAATCGCATTCATATCATCGTTACCAAGCGCGATGGAGTGGTCGCCAAGCGGGTCATAAACCGTGTCGCCACAGACGGAAAGCTAATTCTAAACAGCGATAACCAGCGCCATCCTGGCGAGTACCCACCCATTGTCATCAGCCCCGATGAAATCCTTGAAATTTGGTACTCGGTGCTCTTCATGAGCCGCCAGATGCGCGCACCAGGCGAACTGGCCAACCGCATCACCGAAGTAGAATCCCGTTTAACCTTGCTGGAGCAGCGCCACCTCAAATAGCTCCCAAAATTGAACCGGAATGGAAGACGTTAGAACGTTTCGTTTTTTGGCCGTTTGTAAAAAACCGCCAACCTGTTCAAAAATCGCACTTTTTATATTGTAATATTATGGCGTATGGTTCTTACCCCCTTAATCTTCTCTCGATGTAAAATCAATATCGAGATACACATAGCCAGTCCCGAATGAATATTTAGGATTCTTGTAGTTAGGGGTGTTAAAAAGATTTGGGTGAAAGCACTCAAGGCTACTGACTTTGATTTCGCCATACTCGTTTGAACCTTTGCCATATTCCCTTGCTAATGTAGAAAATCCGGTGTAATTGACCACCTCCGTCCGGCGCATTTGACCACCTAGTAGTTGATGTCAAAAAAGTGCTGCCAG